TAGTTTGCCGCGGCCAGCTTTTGCAGCAGGTCCGCGCCGTATCGGTACGCCTCCAGGTAGTCCATGGTCTCCTCGGCCAGCCCGAAGCGCGCCTGTACCTGGGCCCGGTAGCCCGGCGACTGCACCGGGGTCTGTCGCCATACCGCCGCCCGGAACATATCCATGGTCTTACTGTGGTAAGGCCACCAGTGCATCACGTCCGCGTGGTTGGAGGCGATGCCCTTGGCATAGCCCTCCGAGTGGCACAGGATATCCGATTGGCTTAGGCCATAGGTCTTGCAAAGCTGGACGCACAGGGCCACGGCGCGGCTCCACACGGCCTCAAAATATGCGGCGGTATCCTGGGGGTTGTACGCCAGGTACGAGCCCTGGCGACTTGCCAGCTTGGCGAGGGTGGCCGGTCCGCAGGACCCGTCCGCCGTGAGTCCCAGGTCCTTTTGGCAGGCCCTCAATGCCGCGTCGCAGCCGGGCCCGAAAGAGCCGTCCACCCCCTTAGGGTCGTATCCTCTGGCCTGGAGCTCCATCTGGAGGCGCTGGACAGCCCAGCCAGAGGACCCCCGTTTGAGGGCAATCCACTCGGCGGGGATCAGGCGGCACTCCTGGGGCTCACAAATCTCCATGCTCAGGTGGGTGTTGTTGGCCGCCCCGCCGCAGTGCCATGCCCGGCAGGTGTCCGGCAGGGTCTGGAGCGTGCGCTGGTCGTCGATGGTGTAGTGGACCGCAGCCTCTGCGCCTGACCGGTCCCAGGCGGACCGGATGGTCTGGGCGTCCGCCCCCGGGGTGGCGGTTGAGTGTACCATGATCCCCTTGGGGGTGATGGTCCTCCCGGCCTTGTAGCAGTCGCTGTTGGTCATAACGGCCTGGGTGATGTCGTCCACAGGCTTGTCCTCCTTATCGCTGTCGTCGGGCTTGGATGGGGCCCCCTTTTTTGTATAGACCAAGATGAGGTTGTGTACCTTCCGGTTGCTGACAATCCGCTTCCCCGCCAGATCGCACTGAGAGGAGCCGCCGCCGTCCAGCATGAGAGCGCTCTCCCACCCCAGGGCCAGTAGCTCGGCCTGGAGTTCCTCCGGAGTCCGCCCGCTGTTGGTGCAGTAGAGGCACAGCGCCCCATCCATAATCCCCATGGCTGTCCTGGGCCTGCTGCCCCCCACATCCCGGTTATAGATCAGTGTTTCGGCTTTTCCGCCCCGCAGCAAACACACGCAGCAGATGTAACTCCGCCGTTCCGCCGCAGGGACAGAGCGCAGGGTGATGTCCGGCCCTGTGTCCCAGGCATAGCCCCAGTAGGTATACGGGTCCTTAGCATAGGTCCGCCCGTCCGCCCGGAGGTGGCATACCGCCTGGGCCCCCTGGTACAGTCCGCCGTTGATCAGATAGTCAGCCCCGGTCTCCGCCTTGATCTCGGCCAGGGTCTTGGCCGACTTGTTGACGTATATCTGGATGCGCTCGATGTCCCCCAGCGGGATGGAGGCGATGTACTTACTCATCGTCGTCGCAAAGTCCGCTTGACTCTGCCTCCACAGCCCCGCGCATCAGCTCCACCGCCTCGGCGTACCGCCCCGCCCTGCGCAGCTCCACCAGTGCGGCGTAGCAATCAAATACCGCCTGAGTGAGGGCCGCTCCCTCTTTGGTCAGTCCGGGCAGGTCCTCCGCCAGTGCGGCGTAATCCACATCCCCCGCGCCCCTGTAGTGGGGCAGCGTGGGGTCCCCGGCGTTTCTGGCATTAGCCAGGAACATATCCTTCGCGTTCTGCGGCTCCGCGTGATTGACTTCGGCGATGTCCATGATCTCGTTGATGTACTCGTAGAGGTGTTTCATCTCTGCTTCATCCTTTCTGTCATTAGATTTCCAAATTATAAGAACAGCCATTGCCATAGGCGGCGAGCTTAGTATGCATTATGCATTAGGTGAGTTTCACCACCCAAACTGTGCTTATCCCAGCGTCAGAAATGTATAGAGTGCTGCTCCCATTTTTTAAGGTTGTAACATTTATTCCAGCGTCTGAGGTGCTTTTAGCTTTAGCTCTAAAACAAATACAATATTGGGAAGTGCTATCGTTTTTCCCAATAGCTCCGATATAAGTTGATGTAGTACCATTCGCTATAGCAGTGTCAAGCGCCATATAGGTTACATTGATTCCACATTTGACCTTTAAATAAAGTCCTGACGTTACTTCTGCGGCTGTCAGTATGTCGAAATTACCTACAAAGTTTGTGGTGTCCAGGGTTTTAACTAACGTCTCGCTTTTTATATCTGCGGTCCCGGTAATTTGAACACCTTTTACCCAGGCGGTTTTACCGCTGGCGATATCAGCGGCTACAGCGGTCCCGGCTGTTTGGGTGGATAGAAAGTTTGCTTGTACTTTTTCTGTTCCGGGATGATAGCCCTTTGGAATCGTATGAGCTTGACCGCAGTCGAGATAGGTAATAGCAGTATTTCTAGATACCATACTGCCAGTTACTTTTACCCCGTCGGCATATGCGGTCTTACCAGATAAAATATCCCCCGCCGCCGCGGTCGCATCCGAGGTCATGCTCTCCAATGTCGGGCACTGGTGGGCCCCCGTGATTTTTGTCCCGTTCACCCATGCCGTCTTCCCGTCCGCGAGGTCCGCCTCCGTCGCCGTTCCCTGCGTCTGGGTGGACAAGCTGTTGGCCGTCACCTGCCCGGCGCCGTTGTGATACCCCGCTGGAATGGTGTAGGACCCGCCCGCGTTGATGGCCGCCGTCTTGGCGCCCTGGTTTGCCATGACGCCCGTCAGCTTCTCCCCATTGACGTAGGCCGTTTTGCCGGACAGCAGGTCCCCCGCCGCAGCAGTGGCGTCCGAGGTATCCAGCGGTACCAGCGTCCCCGTAATCATCCCGCCTGTCTGGTTGATGGCCTGTTTGCCCGCGAGGATATCCCCGGAACTGGCCGGGTCGGTCAGCGCGGGCAGCTCCGCCCCTTCGATACTCCCCTGAAATCCGTTCATCAGCACGGTACGCCACCCCCCACGATCTCTTCCGCCTGATCGGCAGTGATCCACTTCGGGGCCATGGAGCGCACCTGCTCCGCCGTCAGACGGCCCAGACGATACTGGATGCGAATAAACTCATACATCGCCCGTCCCTCCCATCATCAGCTCCAGTATGGCCGCCTCCAGCGCGGAGAGCCGTTCCGCCTCTGTGGGCGAGATGGGAGGCTGGGCCTGTCTCATGGCCTCCAGCTCCGCGAGCTCTTCTGCTGTTGCGTCGCGGTAGATGCCGTTATCGCAGATTCTCATTTCACATTGCCTCCACTAAAAAGATACTTCCCGTGCCAAAATAACTTGTCCCCCAGGTATGTAGCCGCACCTCTTGACCGTTAGAGCGAACTGTCCCAAGAACCCCCGTGGACCAAGCGGCCTCGCCCTTGCTGAAAGTACCAGCAATGCGAAATGCGCCAATATCTAAAACTATCAATTCAGTCCCGTAATCCGAGTGACTAGCCGAATTGTCTTGTGTCGGTACAAAGGTGGGCCACCTCGCTATTTCTGACCCACATATAGTCGTTACCATTGGGCCAGACTCGCTTTGGTTGTTGCTGGGGGATAGCTTTACCGATATCCTGACTGTCTTTGCTGTATCCGGAACCGAAACTGATACGGCCTGAACATCCTCGGTAAGGGTAGTATTAAGCAGTGTGTTCCACTCTCCGCCCCCACCCGGCGCGCTCACCTTGCCCCACGCTCCGTCCACCACGCCCGCATACATGCCGTTGTCCTCTGCGGTCACCGTGGGGAGGCCGACGCCATCCGCACCTGCGGGACCCTGCGGGCCGGTGTCACCTTTTGGCCCCTGCGGACCCGGCGCTGTCCACAACCGCCCGTCGTCATCCACACCCACGCTCTGGGTCATGGCGTCGTCTGCCGTCTCGGGCGATACGCCGCCCAGGGTCCCGGGCCCCGCCAGCGGGAGCCGATAGCTACGTCCAGTCGAGACAAAACCGTCTGCGGTAACGTTAATGTTCATGCAGGCGCTTGCAAAGCAGAATGTCGCGTCAATCGCCGTGATATCGGAAAGCGGCGCATAACCGGTAAGGGGCCCCTCCACGACCTTCCCAATGCAGTTGTCTCCCGCGTCATGCGCGGCTTTGATTTCCGCAAAGGTTTTATCCGCGCTGCACTCGCCGTCTGCATACGTAAATGTCACCCAGAAAGGGGTTGCCCCTCCGGATGGGTCCACCCAGACCGCAGCTCCGCCACTCCTGCCCAGCACCTGCCCGTCCGTCCCCCCGGGCGGGACCAGCGATCCGGCGTCCTGTGTCACCACCCCTCCGAAGTTGGCCGTGCACGGGAGGTCCACGGTGGGCTTGTCCCCGTCGGCAATCAGGGTCACGGCCCCGTCCGTCTGACTCTGGATGGAGAGGAGGGCCGCCCGTGCCGCCGCCCGCTGTGCGTCCGTGGCCCCCTGTGTCAGCCCGATCTCCCCAAAGCTGTCCGCCAGGAGCCCCGCCACAGCCACCGTCTGGGTGTAGGAGGCGGCCTCGCCGGTCCATCCGGCGGCGGTCAGCACCACGTCCACACTGGTTCCGTAGGCGCTGATGGCCTCCGCCGCGTCCACCGCGGCGTCTGCGCTCTGCCGGGCCTCTCCCGCCTTGGCCGTGGCCGTCGCACACGCTGTCTGAGCCTGGTCCCGGGCCGTCTCCGCCCCGGTTTTGGCCGTCACTGCGGCGCTCTGGGCGGACGTGGCCGCGCTCGCAGCGGTATGCGCCGTCTGGGCCGACTGCGCCGCCGACAATCCCGATGCGGAAGCTTCCCCCGCCTTAGCTGCCGCTGTCTGGGCAGATGTGGAGGCGGAGGAGGCGGACGCTGCCGCCGCCGTCTCGCTGGCTTTGGCGTTGTTCTCCGAGGTCTTGGCCGCCGTCTCACTGTTTCCCGCCGCAGCGGCCGAGGCGGAGGCTGCCGCCGCGCTGTTTCCCGCCGCGTTCGCGCTACTCGCCGCAGCGGCCGCACTTTTCTCAGCGCCCTGTGCGCTGCTCGCCGCTGTAGCGGCGGATGCTGTAGCTTCTGCGGCCTTCTGTGTAGCCGTAGCCGCCCCCGCCTGGGCAATGCCCGCTTGTTCCGACATATCCTCTAGCAGCGTGTCGATCTGTGCCTGGAGCTGTTCGGCCTGGGTGGGAGTGGGGTCCGTGGGGTCCGACGGCACGATGGGCGCGTGCTTCACCAGCAGGCGTACCGCCACACTCCGCGCCCGCACCCCGTCCGTATAGCCATCCACCACCATCGTGCACTCCCCAGCGTAGGCAAGAGGTTCCGGCGGGATCACGGTTCGGTAGAGTCTGGTATTGTCCGCCAGGTCCACCAGCAGGTCCGCAGTCAGCGTCCGCACCACAGGGTCCTGTCCCAGCGCGTTGATCCAAGTGAGCTTTTTCGCCATGCCGTCCCAGTCCTCACCAAAGGAGATCAGCAGACTCGTTGCGTTGCCCTCTCCCTGGGTACCTGCGCAGCCGGAGGTCTTTTTCACCTCATACCCTATGATCTGCATTTGGATTTCTCGCATTTCATTCCCTCCTTTCTATGGGCGAAAAAACGCAGCGAAGCAGGAGGCTGTTTCAGTCTGCCTCCGTACTTCGCTGCGCCGTGTCGCATCGTCGCCACACCCTTCATATCCCTCGCTTCCGGCTAAAGCCGAAAGCTCGCTCATTTCGGGGTGTCTCCTCTCCCCAAAAATGGCGCAGCCGTTTTTGGGGACCCCGGAGAGTGGGTCCCGCGGATGGTTCTTGTTTAGTTGAGGTCGGCCAGCGCCTTGGAGCTGCCCCTCTGAGCCCCCTCCATGTAGGCGTAGGCCGCCATCTCCTGCGCCTCGGCGTTGTCCAGGACTTCCTTAAACTTCCGCTTGATCTTAACCTTCTCGCCCCGCTTAATGCGGATGTTCTCTCCGTTTACCTGGCAGAAAATAGTCTGATCGGCCTTGCCCAGGATGACCGGGGCCATGTAGCCCACCAGCTCCTCCATGGGGTCGTCGGTGATCTCCTTGACGGAGTCATCGGTCTGCCTGGTCTCTTTCTGCTTGGTCTCCATGATCGTTTCCTCCTTTTTGCTCTGCCTTTGTTGTTGCCGTCACGCTTGGATTGGACGCGCTGTCAACTCCCCCGCGCGTCTATCCTCGCGCTTGTCTCAGGCTGTGGCGCCGCTCTCAATGCGGGTCAGGTACTGGGGAACCAGAATCTTCGCCACCTTAGTGGCCTTCCACCCGCAGGTGGCCCGCTGGTTCAGGGGGTCGCCGGTGCCGGCGGAGCCAAGCTGCTTGACGATGTGCTGGAGGCCGCCGCCGGTGATCTCGGTCACGCCGTAAGCGTCATCGGCGATGATGAGGGTGGCGTATACGTCAACGGCCACAGCGCCCGAGCCGGAGGGGACGGCCCCCGCCTGCTTGAACACCTTGGCCCGGCTGGACTGGACAAACCGCACGCCGTACAGCTCGCCGATCTCATTCTGGTAAATGTTCTCGGTGTCGGTGTACTGGTGGGGGTACTTCCAGTCCACGTCCTTCATCAAGTCATATTTCACGTTGGGGTGAATGATGCCGATGTAGTAGCCGTTGATCTTGGGCGCGTCCTGGGCTTCCAGGTCCCGGACCGCCTTCTTCACGTCGTCCACCGTCAGAACGTCGGCGGCGGTGATGGTGTTCCGGGCAGACTTGCCGCCGGAGTACCGCACGTTTGTGCCGGCGGCCAGGACCTCCCGGGTGATGGTGTCCAGCGTCCGACCGGCCTGGGATGCGATGAGCTTGGTTGCCTGCACCAAGTTGTTGTCGATGGCGCTGAGCATCAGCATGTCGGAAATGGTCACGTAGCCGCCGTACTGGCTCACGGAGGCGGTGACTGCCTTCACGTCAAGGCTCTGGCCGTCGGGGGTAACGCCCTCCGTCAGCGCCGTGGTCAGCTCGGGAAGGGGGTCGTACTGGCGGAACTCAATCGTCTTGCCGTTGTTGGCGGGAATGGGGTGCTTCTGCCCGAACTGATCATGCACCAGCTCCGGCTCGGCCAGGTCGATGAGGTAGTCGGAGTAGTAGGTCTTCATCTCCACCGACAGGTCGTTGCCGGTGGTGTTGGCCGTGGTCACGTTGGTATTGAGGTCGCCATCGAAGCGGCCCAGGTCGAACAGGCCCATAGCGAACTGCCGAAATTTCTCTTTCATGTTGATAATCTCCTCTTCTGCTTCGTTAGAAGCTGATGATTTCGCCCCTCTGGGCTCTCCGGGCGATCTCCGCCCGGTCCTTCTTCGAGAGCTTGGAGACATCATCCTTCACCGTAAAAGCGCTCTGCGCGGCGGTCCCGTTCTCAGCCGGTCTCGCCCCTCTGGCCCGTACCTGGGCCACCACCTTCTGTTCCTGCCGGGCCGCCGTCACCGAAACGGCGTCTCCCACCAGCTCGTCAAAGTGCAGCACCTTGTATGCATGCTCAACGGGTGTTCCGGCCTTCAGCATAGCCAGGAACTGAGGGTTCTTGACCTCTGTGGACAGGTCGAACTTGGGGAACTTGGCCTTCAGGGCCTCGGCCTCGGAAACCCACTGCCTGGTCTGCCTCTCGGCCCTCTCCGCGCCCTGGCGCTGCCGCTGCAGTTCCACAAGCTCCGCGTTCTGCCGCTTCAGCTTCTGGAACTGCTTGTACTGCTCTACGCTCATACCGGCCTCATCGGCGGCGCCGGCCCAGTAGGCGTCATCCTCTTCGATCGCCTTCCGGAGCTTTCCCAGGTCCCCGTCTTCGATGTTGTAGCGTCCCATGAGGATCCGCAGGACCGATTGGCTCTTGGCGTTCTGCTCCCGCAGATCCTCGGTCTCCTTGAAGCGTTGGTTGATGAGGTGCTGGGTGTCCTCGGTGTATAGGTCCTTGTACTCGCCCTCCATCAAATCCCGGTAGGCCTTCCGGCGCTCGTCCGGGGTTTTGGCTTCCGCGGTGTCCTTGGTGATGTCAGTACCATCCCCGGCGACGGAATGGCTATCCCCGGCGCTCTGTCCATCCGTCTGCGACTCTGCCGCATTACGGATGGGGCGTTCCCCTTGCGGGGACTGCCTGCCGTAGAGGATATGCGCTGTGGTCCCGCCCGACTGGGCAGCCGTTTGCGGCTTTGCCGCATTACGGATGCCGCGTACCCCTTGCGGGTGATTTCCCTTCCCGGCGACGGAAGGGGCTGCCTGGGTCCCGCCCGTGGCGCCGCTCGCACCTCCGTCACCGCCGCCAACGGCGGCTCCGCCGTCAAAACGGGAGAGGTCGAAGAGCAGCTTTTGCTTGTCCAGCATAGAGTTTCCTCCTTTTCCGCGATCATAACGCTATCGTGTACGGCCCTCTTTTGATTCCGCTCCGGTGGACACCAGGGGAGTTTGACGCTCCCCCGGCCTCCGCCCGGCAGCGTGGAACGTTGTCACGCTCCGCGCTTCTAAGGAGGACACCATGAGCGTATCACAGCCTCCACGAAAAAGCGCCGGGAGAATCCCAAAATTTTTGAAAAAATGGATCCGCTTTTACGTTCACCCGGTCCGGGTGGGTGGTATGGAGCGCGGCTGCGCCGCAGTATGCGCTCTGGAAGAGGGTCTTAACCGGCCCCCGCCCCCGCGCACTCACTGCGGCGTATCCGTCTCCCGCGTCCACGTGGACGCTCTCCCGATCGATGCCCGGGAGCATTTCGAGGGAGAGAGCCAGTGTGCTGGTCAGCATAGATACCGCGGCGCACACCTTTACGCCCTCGCCGTCATCGGTCTCCGCCGTCGTGGTGGCGTGCCCTTTGGCCTCCAGGCGGTACTTTTGCCCCTGTTTGATGCAGATGATCTCTATCACGTCGTCGTCGCAACCTCCATATCCTTCGCTCCGCCGCATCGTCCTCGCAAAGTCCATTTCGCTCATGACCGCCTGCGGCGGTCTCTCGCTCCATTTCCTTGCTCGTCCTCCCCCACCAAGGGGCAAGCCCTTGGTGGGGCCCCGGTTTGCCTTGCGGCTTTGCGGGGACCCCTCATTTCCCATCCATATCCGGGACGCTCCGCTTGGCGAGGCGTTCCCCGTAGCTCGTCATGGGCGTTTGCGCCGCCATGACGCCGCTGGTAAGGGCGTCTGCGCCGCCCGACGCAGAGGCGCTGGTCGCCGTCGCACCTGCAGATGTCTTCCCACCCTGTTGTGCCTGTGGCGCCCCCACACCCATATCCTTGCCAGTGAGCGTCTGGAGGAGCATCGCCATCTGGTCGAGCTGCCGGGACATCTGCTGACAGATGTTGAGCAGTGTCTGCCCCTCTTCCACCCGCTCCTTCACCTTGTCGATGCCCTCAAATTCCATCATTTCCAGAGCTCCCATCGCCTCCTGTGCCCGCTCTGGGTTGAAAAAGCCCAGGCCGTAGAGCTCCTTTGCCCTCTCGTTCTGCTCCATGCGGGAGAAGGGATTCTTCTTTTGGGCCTTGATTTTGAGGTCAAACACAGGCTTTCGGAACAGGGGCGTACCGTCCATGGCCGCCCCGATCTGCTGCTCTTGTAGTCCCTGGTTGTTCAGCCCCTGGAACTCATAGCTTCCCGGTGTGCTGCCCGTGATGCGGAAGGTCCTGGTCTCGTCGTAGAACTGGCTGATGCGTGAGATCACCATGGTATTGATTGCCACATGGGCCCGGTAGCTGGTGGAGATCATATCCCGGCTGGCTTTGTTGCCTGCCTCCTGCAATGCGGCGATGGCGCTGGCCGCTGTCACGCCGGACCCGGTGCTGCCGCTGTTCACGTCCCGGTTGCTGGCCGTCTCCTTCATCTCGTCCACTTTCATCTGGAGGATGGTGGTGTAGACCCCGTCCACCGGGCTGATCCTGATCTCCTGAAGCCGCCGTTCGTCCAGCTCCCCCTCCACATGTACGATAGGCTTGGCCCAGTCCAGGAACTCCTCCTCGTTGATGGCCGTACTGGTGCTGGCGAAGAACCGCTTCTTGGTGGCCATCATGGAGCTTTCCAGGATATTCGCGCTCAGCTTGTCGATGTAGAGCTGGGGGTCCTTGCAGATGGCTACATAACCGAAGCCCACAGGAGTCCCCTTTTCCGGGTAGAGAACGTCCAGCACAACGGGGTATTGCCCGTCCTCATACCATCCGGCGTCCCGGTAGTTGGGGTCCTCCTCGCTGGAATACAGGAGGCAATCCCCCACGAACTTGGCGTAGTGGAGCGCCGTCTTTCCGCTGGGGGTGATGACCTTGTAGTACCAGTCCACCACCACGCTCTTGCCCTGGGTGTCCACCGTGTCGTCGTAGACGTACTGTTTCACATCAATGGTCTGTCCGCCCAGCTTGCCCTTGTACTGGGGATACTGCTGCTCCAAAAGGTCGGTGTCGGTGAGCTCCACGAGAAAGAGATTTCGGCTCTTCTGGATGTCGGTCACCCCCGGCTCCCAAAAGAGCTTCAATAGGTCGATCTGCCTGATGTCCACGTCTCCCAGACCGTTTTCCTTCTGGCTGTTCCAGAAGATTCCATAGGCCCCGGTTCCGTGTTTGAGCTTCTCCCACCAGTTTTCCGAGTAAGTCCTTTCGAAGTCGTTGTACTCCATGATGACGGGCAGCACGGCGGAGAGCAGCTTGGCGCTCTCCTCGTCGCTCCGCTCCCGGGGGAGCACAATGGGCTCCGGGTAGTTGTCCATCGCGTCGGCGTGCTTGTTGACGATGGAGTTGAAGAGCCAGGCGGAGGAGGGCTCGGGCCCCTTCTTCTGATTGCTGCGAATCACGTCCCAGTGGCGCAGCTTCCACCACTGCTCGTCCTCCACGATCCTCTTCTCCAGGTTAGCTTTGCCACCCTTGTACTCCTTCAAGGTCTCCTGGGCGTAGGAAAGCCGCTCTTTGTCCACCCGGTGCAGCTCCTCCGGCCTCATGCCGGGGTCCGCTCCCAGCAATGCCGCCTGAAGCTGCGGGCCGGGGCCGCCTTCGCCTGTCTGTCCGTCGAAAAATCGTGCCATACGGGATCCCCCCTAAAATTTTTTGTACCAGTCGTAATGCCCTGCCCCGGCGTTCCGCCCGCCTCCCAGCTCCAGCGGGTCGTATGGCTTCGGTTCCGGCGCTTTTCTCACCCTAGGAGCGATTGGGTTCTGCATGCACACGTAGCGAAGTTCATCGTAAATATGATCTTCTCCGTCTGTGTCGATGTCCTCCACGTCTGTTTCGTCATATACCAAGTTGGGCACCGTGCGAATAAAGTGCTTGCAGGTGGAGAATACGTAGAGCATTGCCCAGCCGTCCTCGTCAAAGGCGAGCCGGTGGTGGACCTGCATCTTGCCGTCGATGCGGGCATGGTCCCCCCGCTCAAAGTACACCCGCTCCCGCTCCATCAGGGCCCCGATGCTCTCTGTCCCGTCGCTGCCCCAGATAGCTGGATCTCCAATGCGGTGGATGGTCCGCCCCCGCAGGTTTGGGTCCTCCTCCTCAATGCGCTTGATCTGCCGTGCAACCTCTCCCGGCTCCATCTTCACGCCCACATTGGGGGTCCCAGTGCAGCCATAGTACTCTCGGATGCGGTAGAGCCGCCTCTCCCGGTCCACGGCGTACCAGCCCACCGAAAAGGGCCTGGAGTAGCCCCAGTCCAGAGCACACCAGATTCCCCAGCCGTCCGGGACAGGGAACGGGTCGATCACGTGTGTCCATCTCCGGTCCCCGTAGTGCTCCGGATCATTGCGCCACTCGGTGAACACCTGCCCTGAGAAGGTGTCCCAGTCGCCGTAGAGCAGGGCCTTACGCTCTGCCTCGGGCATAGCGGCCAGCCTGGTAATATAATCCGGGTCGTTGGCCAGAAGGGCCGGATTGTCGAAGACGGAGGAGGGCACGAAAATCCTGCTCCTGCTCTCCCTATGCTCCTGCCCCGCAGGGTCCCGCCACTTGATATCCTCCCAAATGGGCGTCATGGGCTTACCGGCCGTGATAAATCTCTCTTTTACCCAGCCGTGGCCGATCCCGCCCGGATTGGCAGTGGAGCGGATATAGCAGCGGGTCCCCGGCCCGTTTGGGCGGCACCTGGAAAACAAATAGCTGTACTCCTCAAAGCTAAAATGGGTAAGTTCGTCAAATGCCACGAAGTCATAGGCTTGGCCCTGGTACTTGGTCTTATCCTTTGCGTACTGCATCGCTCCGAAGACAATCTTTGCTCCGCTGGGGAACGTCCAGGTATGGGCCGTGGCGTTATATTTGGCTCCTGAGAAGGCCCTGGGGTAGTAGTTGAGGCTCTTGTCTATCAGCTCGGCCAGTTGAGGAAAGGTCTTGCGCAAAATCAGGGCCTTGTAATGGGGGATATGTACCTGACGCAAGGCCTCGATCACCAAAGCGTCGCTCTTCCCGCCTCCGGCGGCTCCCCCGTACAGCGCCTCCCACTCGCCGCGGGCCATAAATGCCGCCTGGCGTGGCTGCGGCTTCCAAATCGTCCTCACAAACTCCGCTCCTCTCCGCCGGTCTTACGCCCGGCGTCCGCTCCGCTGCGTTGCTCGTCCTCTCCCCACAAAAAGGCTGCTCCTTTTCGTGGGGGCCCCGGTTTTATTCCGCTTCATGGCTCACCTCTGGCATCAGTACTACGCCGCCCTCACCTCCACCTGCGGCCTCCAGTTCCGGCTTATCTCTCCAGGCTTTTCTCTTGCGGTTTTTGAGCCAGAAAATCTGGGCAGTAACGTTGCCCTCCAGCGCCGCTTTGAGCAGCGCATTTTCCACCTCGTAGTCCACAACCTCCTTGCCCCTTTTTAGAGCCTCACAGATGTCACTGTAGGTCCGCTTCCACTCATACAGGGTTTTGGTCGTAATGCCCATGTTGTGCGCGATCTGCGCGTCCTTTAACCCATCTCTGGCCCATCCCTTCAGCAGCACGAGCCCGTCTGGTTCCAACCACTCGTGATATTTTCCTTTCGCCACAGCGGACTCGCCTCCTCTCTCACCATGGAGCGTAGCATATCTACAGTGCTTTTCCGCCTGTAAAAAGCGCAAAAACCCCAAGCTAAGGCTCAGGGTTTCTCCGCATCCATCCTCTCATAATACGCCAGCAAAGCCGAGGCAACGGAGCACTTCTGCCATCCAGGCAGACTGGCACAGTACTGGTCCGTGTATGCCACATAGGCCTCCCGATCCGGAAATGAGATACAGTTCCCACACTCACAATGCACCTTACCCCTTTCGTCCCACGCGAAAAAAGGGCATATCCACTTCCTGTTTGAATATCCTGTACTCACTTTCTCCTCTCTTTCCTCGCCTCCTTGGCCCATACCACACCGGGGTCCTTATCCGTAAGTATCCTCCCACTGGCACACTTAACGCACTTAATGCGCCACTTTGGCTGACCCGGCGCCGCATTTCGGACCCGTTCAAAGTGCCCATATCCCGGCTCCACCCAGGCCCCACAGCAGTAGCAGCGACCGGGGTACTTATTCCGTGCCATAGTTTTTCTCCTTTCGAGCCTGTGACGCTTACCCTCCGATCTGCTTGGCCATCTGCACCAGCTTGCACAGCCCATAAAAGGATCTCGGATCAATCCCGGTCGATTTCTTGATCTGGTTCAGATGATACCCCACGGTCACGTAGCTTAAATACAGCTTCCGCCCCGTTTCCACCGCATTCATGCTGCACTCGGCGTATCCCAGCACAATCTCTCTCTGGCGTTCGGTCATGTGTGTTCCTCCTTTCGGCTTTTGAGCAAATTTTCCCACGTCCGCCGCATAGGAATATCTGGCGCTCCGAGCCATCCCCATATCCTTTCGTCCCGCACTGTCAATGCCTGCGCATGGTCGGCCGCTTCTGCTGATGTATAGAATACTCTCTCGCCAATCTCCGACAACCTGACGCTATATGGAGTCCTGTTCCCATCCGGATCATCTCCAATGAGCCGCACATCCGTATAGCTTCCGGCGAAGAAACCCGTTACATCCGCCTCACACACGCAGTATTCCTTGACCGGCCCGGCATGGTTTGGGATGTAGTATAGGTGCTCGCAAACGAAATACATTTTAGTCCCAATATCCGGTTTCTTCATTGTGGTTATTCACCTCCGGCTCCAGGCCCGAGTCCTCGTAGGCAGCGAGGCGCTCAACGTGCGGTCCGCTCTCCTCACGGCCATAAATATTGACACGCCACTCGCCGCCGCCCCGGCCATCGTCACACCAGTATGTAAGCCTCTCCATGCTCATCCCTCCCCTAAAGCCAGTTGTCCGCCCTGATAGAGTTGATACAGTGTATTGCCTCGACCATCGGTCATGTAGGGCAGAAATACCTCGTCCATGCTCACCATACCGGCCTCAATGATCGCCATTTGCGCCTGTACCCAGTCCCGGATGTTGCGCCAGCCTGTCCGCTCCGCCTGTGCCAGGTCTGCCTTGACTTTTTGCCGCTGGAGCACCGCCATCACACCGTTGATGTTGGCCGGGAGCATAAAGCCCCGTCGCCCGTTCGGCGTGTCAATGGCAAAGGCTACACCGGTGGGACGTCCCTGGTCATCATACTCCACCATGATCTGCCGTGCTCCATGCCCTGCCAACGCCCCCTGAATCTCGCCCAGGCTCGTGTACACGTCCACCCCAGACGTGTAATTTTTTATGGCCATTGCTCACTTCTCCTCTCTGTCATACTAGATTCCTTCGCGCATTCTCGATGCGTGCTTTTAACGCCCGCATCAACGCATCCTGTGCATCGCCCTTGGCCCCCAGGGCCGACACCACGTCCTCGTCCATGCCATCCTGGACCACCAACAGATGGGAGATCACCGGGTATGGCTGCCCCTGCCGGTGGAGGCGCTTGTTCGCCTGCTGGTACAGTTCCAGATTCCAGTTGGGGTATCCGTACCAAATCGCATGGTGTCCGCCGTCCTGGAGGTTGAGGCCATAGCCGCAGGAGGCCGGATGCGCCAGCAGGATGTCTACCTGGCCGGCGTTCCACGCCGTTTCGTCGTCCGGCCCCTGGTAGACCCGTACCCGCAGATCCGAGCCCTCCAGCGCCGCCAGCAGCCGGTCCCGCTCATGCTGGAACCAGTAGAACACCAGGGCGTGCTCGCCGTGAAGCTGCTCCACCACCTCCAGGAACGCCTCCACCTTGCAGTCATGGACCGGTACCACATGGCTTTCCGTATCGTACACGGCCCCACTGCATAGCTGAAGCAGCTTCCCATTCAGAACGGCGGCGGTGCCGGCCGTGATGGTCTGTTCGTCCACCTCCAGCAGCATCTCCCGCTCCAGCTTGTCGTAGGCCTTCCGGGCCTTGACATCCAGAGCCACCGGCACCACGTCCTCGATGATCGCCGGCAGTTCCAGATAATCCTCGGCCACCATGCTTACGCAGATATCCGCGATGGCCTCCCGGATCCGGCGGTCTGCGCCGTCCTGGAGGCTGTACGTGCGGTACTGCTGGCCCGGATGGGATGCGTCCTGGACCATAAAGCACTCCCGAAAGCTGGTCATGGTCTTGCCCAGCCGTGCCCCGCCATCCAAGAGGAATATCTGCGCCCACAGATCTTCCATCCCGTTGGGCGCCGGCGTACCGGTCAGCTCCACCAGGCGGCGGATGCGGCCGCGCACCATTTTCAGCGCCTTGAACCGCTTTGACTGCGGATTTTTGAAGCTGCTGCTCTCATCCAGCACCACAAGGTCAAACGGCCAGGCGTTGCGGTAATACTCTGCCAGCCAGGGGACGTTCTCCCGATTGATCACCCACACGTCACCGGGGGTGTTCAGGGCCGCGATGCGCTTCTTGGCACTGCCCAGCACTGAGATGATCCGCAGGTGCTTCAGGTGGTCCCACTTCTCCGCCTCACGGCTCCAGGTGGCCTCTGCCACCTTCTTGGGCGCCACCACCAGGCACCGTGAGACCGCCCAGCGGTTGAACCGCAGATCGCTTACAGCGGTGAGGGTTATGACGGTCTTACCCAGGCCCATATCCAGAAACAGCCCCAGGGCCGGATCCGATATGATGCGCTCAATGGCGTACCGCTGGTAGCTGTGTGGTATGAACTTCATTCGGCATCACCTCCCTCACGAACTCCTTCACCTGGTCCATCCCTTTCAGCACCCGGACGTCGGCGCCCCGCTTCCGCAGCTGCTCCAACTGCCACTTCTGGATATTGGCCAGCCGTCCCGTCTCGGTTTTCAGCTCCACGTAGATGGTCCGCCCCGCGGGGGTAATGACAATCCTGTCCGGCACCCCCGGGTTCCCCGGCGAGACGAATTTATAGCACAGCCCGCCCCGCTCCCGCACCATCCGAACCAGCTTGGCCTCGATTGCACTTTCTTTCATCCTTCGTCCTCCGGCAGAGACCAGTACCAGGCGCCGTCAATCTGCTCCGAAACCAGGCCCAGCTCCTTACGTGCGGCTTTTAATTCGGCGCGTGTCAGCCGGTGTTGCTTCCGTCCAATATCCGTCAAAAGCGAGACCGGCTGCTTCTTTGCCAGTACTAGGTCTGTCAACATCTTCCGCAAAAAAGCACATGCAAGTTCAACGTTCATAATGCGCCTCCTAAATTTTGTAAAATAGCGCGGGTTACATTGGTTACATCGTTTTCTATATATTCCTTATATGTGGTATATTAGGCGGTAATTAGAGGCTCTAATATATACTTTTAACTCTATAGAAGAAAAAGATGTAACCTTGTTACCTTCCTACTCCCGCAAGGGTTTCAGCGGTAACATTCCAATGTAACCAAATGTTACCTTGTAACCCTCGAATGTTACCTTTCGACCCAATGTAACCGTCAATGTTACCCCCGCACGAAGCCCCTCTGCGCTCCGCAATAGCCGTATTTCAGCGGCTGCGCCGTGCGTTTCCACCCGGGCGCCGCGGCGATGACCGCGTTGATCTCCTGGGTGTCAGTGTACTTTATATCCTTCTTTTGCCCCTCGAACAGCTCACACCAGATCTCCAGGGCGCATACCCGCCCCCTCGGCGTCAGCTCCAGCTCCCCGGTCACGCCGGCGGCCCAGAACATCCGGCGGCGGTCCAAGGGCCATGCGGACCAGTCCTGGGGCACCGGCCGCTCCAGGAAGTCCAGAATCAGCCCCTCCCGGGCGCTGACCTCCCGGTGGTCCTCTTGCTGGACCTTGGCGGCCTCCTCCAGCTCCCCGGCCAAATAAAGGGGCTCCCCCAGCCGCCAGCGGGCCACGGCCTCGGCCCAGAGCTGGTCCCGCTCCCGGTCCAGATCCCGCCACACGTTTTTCACCGACGGCCGGCGGCCCACGTCCACCGGCCAGAAGCGGCGGTTGCCGGTCTTATCCTGCAAGTAGTCCTCCGTATTGGTGGTGCCGAAGAACACGCAGCACCGGGGCATCTCCTTCACATGGCGGCCGTAGGCGGCCCGGAAGCGGTCCACCCGCAGGCTCAAAAACTGCTTGATGCGGGAGACGTCTGTCCTCCGGAAGGCGTCCAACTCAGAGATCTCCACCAGCCACACGCCCTGAAGCAGCTCACTGGCCTCCTTGCCCTCGAAGGTCCTGATGCTGTCGTTGAACCACCCCCGGGACATCTTATCCAGCAGGGTGCTCTTGCCGATGCCCTGGGGCCCCGAGAGTATGGTCATGTTGTCGAACTTGGTCCCCGGCCGCATGGCGCGGGCCACGGCCGCGGTGAAGGCTTTCCGGGTCACGGCCCGGGTATATGGGGCATCCTCCGCCCCCAGATAGTCGATGAGAAGGGCGTCCAGCCGGGGCACGCCGTCCCACTCCAGGCCGCCCAGATAGGCGGTGATCTCGTTGAAGGCGTGCTTCTCGCTGTGCAGGGACAGCGCCCCGTCAATCTTGGCGGTGCCGGTGATTTGATAATACTTCTCCAGATACCAGTAGAGGCCCGCACTGTCCGTGTCGCTCCACAGCCGCCGTCCGGCCTGTTCCGCCCAGGGCAGCGGCCCCAGAATTTCCCCGCGGCCGGCAAAGGCGTTCAGGGCAAATTTCCCCCGCAGGCGGGGGTCGTGCTCCAGGATGAGCCACACGTTGTCGATGGTGGACTGGGGCACGCCGGTCTTTGCGCTGACCTTCAGGAGATTCATCCAGGCGGTGTCCTCCGGCTCCCCATCGGCTCCGGGCTCCCCGTCCTGGGCGGCGGTGAAACCCTCCGTGGCCTCCTCCCACCGCTCCTTCAGCAGCAGGCCGGATACCTCTTTGTCCTGGGTGGCCGTCTCGCACATGGCGGCGTAACTGGGCAGGCGGTTGACAGGCGTGCCCGGCGCGGCCTCGTTGTCCAGGTCCCCGAAGCGGTGGATACGCACCAGGTCAAAGGCATTGACCAGCCGGCCCCCGCAGGGGTCCGTAGCGTGGTGGGAGTAGAGGAACTTTCCGTTGTCGTACAGCACCGCGCCACCGGTGGTGGACCCACCAGTAAAGGTGAAGCGCCCGGGCATGGTATCCACCGGTTCATATATCCCGGGCAGGAAGGCGGCCATGGCGTGTTCGATGTCGTAGATGCGGCAGAACGCCCCGACAACACCCTTTTTGGCCTCCGGGTCTCCCTGCTTGGCCGCCAGCCGCGCGGGGCCCACAGCCCCCGGCACGGCCGGCCAGGAGGCATAATCCCTCCAATCTGGATACTTGGCCAGCACTCCGTCCACGGACAGCAGAGGCTTGTCGGCGGGCTGATAGACATATTGGCCGTCGGCGCAGCAGGAGGGCCAGTACATCAGCCGGGACACCTCGAAGGTGGAGGGGTCGCACAGCTCCATGCCGATCCACTCCGCCAGCTTCCGGGCGCAAGGCTCATACTCGTCGGCGGTACAGGTCCGGTCCAGGGGCAGCAGCACCCGCAGCCGGGGCGCGGCCGGGTGGTGCTTGCGGGTGGAGTACACGCAGTAGCCGCACCCCAGTCCCTCCACCCGCCGCAGCACGTCATCGGTGCCGCCGGCCGGTATGTTGTCCAGGTCCAGGGTCAGCACATCCCGGCCGGCGACGGCGCCAACCTTGCGGCGGGGACCGTTCAGGGCCCCCGCCACATAGCCGCCCACGTCTTTCAGCTCATCCTGCTGTCCCTTGGGCAGGGCGAAATAGGCCGCCATGGTCTCGGTGCTTCTGACCGGCGTGGCAAGCCGGGCGTACAACTCAGAGATACGCATGGTCTGCGCCTGCCACCGGGCCGCCCGTCGGCTCGTCCCCACCGATATGGTAATTTGTCTGTCGTTCGTCATGCCCGGCGGACTCCTTTCTAGTCCTTCTTAAAGAACGGGTTCACCCACCCGTCCGCATTCAGCGGCAGCCCCGGGGCCCACACCGGCGCCTGGCGCATGATGCCTACCACATCCTCCAAGCGGTCCTTTCCGGGCCCGGCGTCAATCACCACTTCATCATGGACGTGGAACACCACGTGGTACCCGACGGCCTCCAGGCGCTCCACGGCCTCGGCCAGACAGTCCCGGGCGGTAGCCTGGGTGATGTTCTCTACGAGCTTGCCGCCGTAGGTCTCCAGCTCCTGCCACTTCTTCGTGGTCTGGTTCTGCCCCCAATAGCAGAGGGACGGCTGCCCAAAGCGGTTGATGCCCATGTGCGGCCCGGGGTAGTAGAGCTTGCGGCCGTTGGGCAGCCGGATGGTCATGAAGTCCAGCTCGTTTCCCGGGTCGCACTCCCGGGCGAAGGCCAGCCGCCCGTCCCACAGCTCCACCCGGCGGCCGGTGTTCACGGCCTCCTTGGCGGCGGCGTCCACCGTGTACCAGAACTGGACGATAGCGGGGTTGGCCCGCCGCCAGCGGTCCCGGATGTCCAGCAGCTCCTCTTCTGGGGTCTCCCCCGGAAGGTGGCCGGCGGTAATGAGCGCGGATGCCCCGCCGCCGTACCCCAGGGCCAGGGTAGCCGCCTTGCCATACTGGCGCAGGGCATACTCTTCGTTGCCCTTCTTGATGCGCTCCATGGGCACGTCGTAAAGCTGGGAGGCGGTGGCCTCGTAGATCTTCCCGTGGGTGCGAAAGACTTCCAGCACCCACTCCTCCCCGGCCAGCCAAGCCACCACCCGGGCCTCGATGGCGGAAAAGTCGGCGTCCACCAGGGTATGCCCCGGCACCGCCACGAAGGCTGTGCGGATAAGCTGGGACAGGGTATCGGGGACACTGCCAAACACTGCCCGCAGGCCGTCGATGTGCCGGCGCTTTACCAGGTCCCGAGCCAGGGGCAGCAGGTCCCCGTCAATGTAGGTCCGGGGCAGGTTCTGGGGCTGGACGATGCGTCCGGCCCACCGCCCGGTGCGGTTGGCCCCGTAGAACTGGAGCAGCCCCCGCACGCGCCCGTCCGCGCACACGGCGTGTTCCAGCGCGTTGTATTTCTTCGTACTGGTCTTGCCCAGTTCCCGGCGGATCTCCAGCATCCGCCGGGCCTTATCCCCGGGCAGTTCCCGACCCAGCAGCTCGTTCACGGTGGCCTTGCGCAGGTCCGCCACCTCCTCGCCGGTCTCCTCCTGGAGCCACTTGGCGAGTTGGGCCACACTGTTGGGGTTCTCCAGCCCGGTGAGCTGCACGGCCTCCTGGATGTATCGGGCCCGCACGGCGCTGTCGATCTCCAGCGCCCCGGCCACCAGCTCCGTGTCCACGCCCACCCCGCGCAGATTGATGATCTGGTCGGTCACCCACTGGGCCTGGACCGCCTCGGGCACCGGGAAGCCGGACAGACGGCGGTCAATCTCCATCTCCGTCACCACGTCCTGGCCGTTGTAGGTCTTGAACAGCTCCCATTTGGCTGGATCGTGGCGGGGCAGGTTCCGGGCGCGGCCGCCGTTGCTCTTGGTGGGGGCGCAGGGCACGCAAAAGTATTTTATGAGGGCCTTGCCAGCCGCCAGCTTCTGTTTATCCTGGGGCAGCCCCAGCGCCTTGCCCGTAGCGTCCAGGCCGGCGGGATAGCCGCAGTAGAGGCCGTGAAGCATGGTGCAGCGCCACTGTGGCAGCCATCGCTCCGGCGGGTAGCCGGGATTGCGGTCGAGGCCAAAATAACGGGACAGGCAGTACCACTCAAACGGCGCGTTGTACGCATGCTTGATACAAGCGGGGTCAAAGAGCCGCCGCATGACCTCCTGGGGCAGGTAGGTCCCCGGTTCGGTCAGGTCCACTACCTGTACCGGCCCGCCGTCGAGACTGTACGCAAATAGGAGGACGGCAAAGGCCGGGCTCTGGGCGTACCGATAGAGCCCGGCCTTGCCAATATCCACGTCGCTGTACGTCTCAATGTCGATGGACAAGTGATGCACAGCGTCCATGGCTTACAGGCCCATGATGGGGGCGCCGGAGGGGTTGTACCCGCCCGGGGCACGCCCCATCCGTACGTCGGCTTCGCCTCCAACGGCTGGGCTGTAGCCCTGGGGGGCCATGGGCTGGCCGGTGATGGGGTCGACCGCAGGGGCGGCGGGCTGGCCGTAGCCGGGCGCAGGAGCTACGGGAGCGCCCCAGGGGGCCGTGCCGGGGGCTACCGGCTGGCCGTAGGCTGACGCGGGAGCGGCAGGGGCGACGGGCTTAAAAGCCTCCTCAGCGGTCACATGGGCGGACAGGGGCGTGTCGTCACGAATTTTCTGCACGCCGTTCAGACCGCAGCCAATCCCCTTCTTCCCCGCCTGGTTGTAGGCAAAGAAGTTGACACTCACGTTACCCCACATTCCGGAGTAGATCACCCGGGGGTCCATAATGTTCTGTACGTTGGCATCCACCACGAAGGGCGCCTGCTTGCTAGAGGCGGTGAAGACCCAGCAGCCCCGGCACTCCTCTCCGTAGGTCATCCCATCGCTGGGCCTCACGCCGTCCCCGTCGTGGACGCAGACATTGGGCACAGGCGGCATCTGACCGTTCCACTTGGCGTTCACGCCCGCCTGGATAGCCTCCTGGATGGCGGCGTCCATGGCTGCCTTGGCTGCCGCGTTGGTTTTGGGCACCAAGACGGTTACGCTGTACTTGGGCTCCCCGTTGGGGTTGTTGATGGGTGCCTTGGGCTGAAACAGATTGCAGTAGGAAAAACGCACATTGTTAAGGGTAGTAGCCATATCAGTTAATCTCCTTTTCATATAGCCCGCAGGGGCTTTCATTTCAAGAATCCGGTCAATGTATGCGTCGGCGAGCTCACCCATTTCCCACGCCTCCGAAAGCGAGCTGGGCGGCGTTGTACGGCGGGCGCCTGTCGCTCTCTGGGGCCAGGGCAGGCTTGCCGGGTTTCTTGGTCACCAAGTCCCCGGCTATCTCTGCGAAGGGTCCCTTGCCCAAGGCTTTCTCCAGCGCCGGAGGTGTGACCGGCCTTCTCTCATACAGCATAGCCTCCGCCACGCCGCGCTCCTGTAAGATCTGAAGCGCGGCGTCCAGGTCGGTCCAGTCCCGGGAACCGCGCCCCTCCACCACCTTGAAACCGGGGATGTCCCAACCGTCCAGTAGTGCGGAGAGGGCGTAGTCCTTTAGCTCGTTGTACCAAGCCACCAAATTCGCCCCGCGCTCCAGGATGTCACCCACTTCGGCGTTAGTCAGGACCGCGTTGGTTTGAAGGTCGGTATACTCGGTCTGAAATTGAGTTTCGCCGGCTTTTATCACATTGAGCTTTAAATAGCGGTCGCTGTACGTTTCCAACTCCAGCATTTTAGCCGCCCGAGCGGAGCAACGCGCCCCGGCTGGGCAGAATCGGCACCACTCACCGGGTGCAAACTCTCCGCCCCCAGCGTAGGCCAGGGCCGCACGGGGCTGCACATAGTTCAGGCCCCACGCCTCCAGCTCCGCCCGGGTGCAGCTCCACTCCTTCACACCGCCGGCGTTGGGCTGGATGATGGCCAAATGGATTTCTTGGATGGTATCACCGTAGATGGGCGCATAGAGCTTCAGGGCGCCCAGGGCGTAGAGCATCATCTGGCTGTTGTTCTCGGCCTCCACCGGCACCCCGGCCCCGTTCTTGTAGTCGTTGACACAGAGCCGGCGGCCGCCGATCATGATGCAATCCGCCGTCCCAAATCCTTCCGGGGCGTAGTCGCTAAAGTCCACACGGGTCTCCAGCGCCACGAAGGGCTGCGCCGCGCCGAAGCGCATCGCCAGGGCCTTCAAGTAGTCCAGATATTCGTCCGTGGAAGCGTCCATGCCCTTGTCGTAGCTGGGGTCCTCCTTCAGCTTCTTCATCCGGGCGTTGTAAGTACGGGTGCTCATGGGTTCCAGAAAATATTTGCGGGCTTTCAGCTCCGCGATGGCGTGGGCCAGTGTACCGGCCGCCGCATACGCGCTTCCGGTGTCGGGGAACTGCTCCCCCAGACGCGCGGAGGGCGGGCAGTGCAGCCACCGCTCCGAGCTGGACGCGGAGAGAAGCGCGTGCTGGTCAGGTGTCGGCATGATCTTCATCCTCCATATGCTCCAGTGCATAGTCGACGCACTGTTCCACAATGTTGCCCAGGGGCAGTCCCGTCCGGGCCTTGAGCACGCTCAGGGTCTGATAGTAGGTGGGCTTCAACCGGATGATCGGCTGCTTGTTGAAGCTGTCGTCCGGGTAGGGCATTTTCAGCTTGAAAGGCTCCATTTAGATCTCCGCCCCCAGTCCCCGCAGCGCAGTGGCGAAGGCTCCCAACTGCTCCGGCTTTAGCGCAGTGATGGCGGGAACGCTGAATTGCTGAAGCAGAGACATAAGCTCCTGCATCTTGGCCGGGTTCGCCGCGATCAGATCCGCGCCGGCCTTACCTACTTGTTCGTGGGTGTAACTGGGGGGCGGGGCCACGGGTGCGGGCCCAGGGCCGGGGACGCACCCCGGCGTCTGTGTGGGGTTAATAGGGGCTGCCGTCCCACTGGTTGGCACAGCGGCCGCGGGCGCAGGATAGGGGGCAGGGTCCCCCATGGGGGCAGCAGGAGGGGTTACCGGGGCGGCGGGCGGGGTCTGTTCGCGGCAGGCGATAGCCGCGGCAAGATGTTCCAGCGCGGCGGCCAGCCCAGGAACCTCAATGGTCAGTTTTCCTTCAAACATTTTCAGCGTCCTCCTCAATATTGACGATGATCCCCTTCTTGGGGTCGATACCGGCGTTGTTCACATCGGCCTTCTTCAGGTACAGGGTAATGAGGTTGCCGGCGTCGTCCCGGCGCTCGAATCGGAAGCAGGTCTTGGTCTCGTTTTTCAGTCTCATGGATAGTGTAAGCATCTTGACAATTCCTTTCTGTCGCCCCATAATAAAGGTGTATCTGTTTCCATTGCCGCCGTCAGAGCTCAGCCCCTCTGGCGGCGGCGCTTTTTATGCCCGCTCCGTCAATTTTTCGAGCATTTCCCGCCAGTTTTTGGGCGGGGAGATGGTCTCCCAGTAGCACACCGTGGATTGGACCACTCCCAGCAGCTCGGCAGCCTCCCTTTGCGTCAGCCCCAGAGCAATACGAGCGTCACGCAGCTTGCGCTTGCCCTCGGCGATCTCCTCCCTGTGGGCCTCGTAGTACCGGCGCTGGGCCTCAGCGAGCTCCTCCTTGTGGGTCTCGCGGTACCGGCGCTTGCCCTCGGCGATCTCCTCCTTGTGGGCCTCGCGGTACCGGCGCTGGTACTCGACGATCTCCTCCTTGTGGGCCTCGCGGTACCGGCGCTGGTACTCGACGATCTCCTCCTTGTGGGCCTCGTAGTACCGGCGCTGGGCCTCAGCGATCTCCTCCTTGTGGGCCTCGCGGTACCGGCGCTGGGCCTCAGCGATCCGCTTTTGCTTTGAGTCCATGCGGCCCAGGATGGCCTCCCGATCAATGAGCCGCCCAAGCGCAATGTCGGCATTTGTAACGCAAAATGTAGACTCGATCTCTGCGTCGGCACGGGCCATTTCTGCCAGCTCTGCGGGGGTGAATCCCATTGACAAGTCATCTCCTTTCTGCGCGGCGCTTTTTATGTCGGCTCCGCCTCCGCCCACTTGGCCGACTGGATCACCCGTTTGCGGGGGCCATAGTCAAAGACCACCAACCGCATCCCATCCGGCGTCCGGGCCTCCACCTTCCACCCGCCGTCCATGGCCTCCACTTTTACGATCTTGTTCATGGTACGCCTCCTTTTTCTCCAGTATCCATCCGCAGCGCATGTTGCAGTCCTGCGGACAGGCCGCGCAGCATTGATACGGCTCTTCGCAGTAAAATGCCGCCCCGCAGTGCCCCGATGGGCTGTATCCGGTCCAGCATTCCTGGTTTTGCATACGATCATCTCCAGACCGCAGCAGTTTGCACTCCAAAATCTAACGCAGCCCCATGGCTGGCCATGTAGACGTCCAGGGCTTGTCCATCGATCCCCGCCCCGGTATCCTCCACCACCCTCCAGCCGACGCCCTCTATGTAGATCTCAGTCCCTGCCGGCAGCACGTCCCAATCCGCCGCCACCGTGCGCCCCTCCTCCGGCACGGTCCCGGAGGCCGTCAGCCCGCCGGACCACTGCCCGCAGCACTTTGCGCATGGGCAATAGGCATACACGGTGTACGTGCCCAGGCTCTCAAGCTCCGGCGTATCCGCCTCCATCAGCTCACGTACCAGCACAGGCCCGCCTGGGTGCTTGTCCAGCGTGTGGGCGATGGCCGGGCCTGTGTCCAGTGCGTTGACCGCGCAGCAGGCCGCAAGGTAGATGGCTGGGATCAGCGCCAGAAGAGCCAGATCGCGACGGAGTGTCTTTGGTAATATCATTTGGGTGGGGCTCCTTTCATGCACTACCCTGGGTTCGCTCATCTGGGCCGTCCGGCGGCTCACGCCACCGCACTTTTACGCTCGTGAGTTCCAGCCCCTCGCGCTTCATCATGATTCTTGCGGTGTGGATCAAAACTGCCGCTGCAAACTGCTTCCGAAATTCAGGGTCATCCATTTTGTGCTCGGGGTCTATGAGTACAGCTGCCACGTCTGGGGCCTCCTTTCTAACTCGCGTATTGGTCGCCGCCTCCGGTCTCACAGACCGGGGGGCGGGCTTTTTATGGCCTGCCATGCGTCCTTCTCCCCTTCCTTACGCGCTGTCCTGGGCGTCTGTCTTTGAAATAGGATTGTCCTTCTCTTCTGCGCTATGGTATGATTTGAATAATTAAGATAAAGGAGATTGGGAAAATGTCTTTTGCTTTTGCCAGTTATAATGCATACGGCATCGTAGTTTCTGCCGATCGTTGCCTTACCGGCACATCCTCCAGTGGAGAAAGGTACACCCTAACCAATAACGGCAGAAAGCTATTTTTGTCAAAGCAAGGATTCGCTGTCGCATTCACCGGATGTTCATCAGTAGCCGGCTTCCTGGCGCCGGCCGCAATTCCGGACATTTTAGATTCCCTTGATGGCCCAATGCGCCTAACTGATTTTTCTTCTCAATTTGTTGCCTCGATGTCCAAACTTTGCAGAGAAAACATGATCTTTCTAATCGCTGGATATCAGGATGGGACGCCGCAGATATACACGGCGACAACTCAAAAAACTGAACTCGTGCAAATGGAGGGCCTTGCTTATTCAGGAGAGAGCGACCTTGGTAAGGCCATCTTGTGCGCCGTGCCCGTCACATATGGCACTATGACTTTGCAAGACCGTATAGACTTTCATCGTTTTGTCACCAAGACGATTTCCAACCTGCAATCCTACAGTGACCGTATCCGAACTGTGAGCGAGGCTTGCGATGTAGTTGCCATTGAAAAACAGGGAATTGTGCTCTCCGCTTTTAGTGAGCTACGTTAGCTGCACTACACGCGCTGTCCTGGCTGGCTGAATCGTTATCTACCAAAGTAGAATTATCGGTCAAAAAAATATAGGCAATTGGAATGCCTGTAATTTCTGATATCTGATTCACCTGACCGACAGTTGCCCTAGAAACATCCTTTTCAATTTTTATGTAGGTAGACCTATCAATTCCAAGCTTTTCAGCGAGTTCCGCTTGTGTCATGCCAGCGTGTGTCCGGGCCTGTTTTATCGTAAATTGCAAGGTGCTCAGCCTCCTTTCTGTGGTAAGTATATATCTACCTAAGTAGAATGTCAAGTACAAAATGGAGAATTAGTAGAAAAAAATATTGAAATAACTCTACTTTTGCTGTATAGTCAGTTTCAGAGAGGTGTCGCACTATGGAAATATCAGAAAAGATATACAGATTACGGACAGATAACGATTTGACACAAGCACAATTTGGGAAAATAGCTGGTGTATCCGATAAGGCTGTTTCTACTTGGGAGCTCGGGATAAAAGAGCCCAGAATGAAACCATTGCAAAAAATATGCTCTTATTTTGATCTCGATATAAACTCATTTGTGGACCCAAACGCTCATGTATACGAAAAAGGGCCCACCCCCGTCCCCGAGAGTGGACCCTTGTACCCGCCTGGGTATGATTTGCTTACGCCTGAGCAAAAGGAGATTGTTGACCGTCTGATCGCCGACCTTGCACGAAATCATCAATCAGGCGGATAACCTGTTCGCGTTCACAATTGTCTAGCGATAAGTACATCGCAAGAGTGTCCGAATCCACCGCATCCCCCTTTCTCCGCAAGCCCGAACGAAATTCCTTGACTCCATAATAGTACGTTTGTTCTATTTGGTCAACCCGGAAAAGTTGCCAAATTTCAACGCAAATTTTCTGCCTTTTGACAAATTTCACACACTTGCGGAATAGTCCGGATTATGGGACACGTGGAATGATATCGTTACCCAGCCGTCCGATGGTGGAGAAAGGAGAGAAAGACTGTATGAGTTTGAAAAATCAGCGCAATATCGCCTTCGTCCTCTGTGCGGTGTTCTTTGCCTTGACCTTAATCTTTGCCTTCCGGTCCACACCTGTGGCATCCAAGCAGGCAGCCTCCCCCACAAGCACGGCCCGTGCGCAGGCGCAGCGTACAGACTAGGCGAAAAACTATGTCGCTAGCGTGAACAGCGGTAAATACCACCGTTTGACCTGCGACTATGCGGACAACATTCTGGAAGAAAACCGAGTTTACTATGCCACGGTGCAGGAGGCGGAAGCTGCCGGAAAACAGTCGTGCTCCGTATGTAGACCATGAGGAGTGAGCATTAAGATGAAACCAAGGAGGTTGATGATGAAAAAGGGGCTACTCTCTTTACGGATGTGGGTCGACACCCTAATCCTTGTTCTTCCCGTTGGATGGGTCTTAACCTGCTACGATGGCGGCTGGGCAGACTTCTGCTCCGGGGCATATCTGGCATTTATCTGGCACCTGTTATGCGCCTGTATCATTTCGACACTTTTGATTGGGTTTGGTATGCGTCTATCGGGTCAGACAATGACTGAAGACTCTGAGTTTCCTCGCCCCTGCTCACAGTGGGCAGCGATCGGGATAGAGATGTTGGTTTTATTGATTGCAACCTATAAACTACTCGGGTAGAAAAAGCCACCCCTGCTGGTATACATACGGGAATCTGGCTACAGAGTTATACTTTTAAGATCGCCTCCCTACAGGGGCGTGGGTTGAAATAAATACCCCGCCGCTGGAGGGCGGTAATATAAAAATCCCCGGCACGAGGCCTACATGACCCCGGAGACCCTGATCAAGCTGTGTACCACGCGGAAAGTGGTAAAAAATTACATTGACAAAATTTTTCCCGGCGCATATAATAGGGGCGTAGCAAGGCTACACTATATTTGCTGAACAGGCCCTTGGTAGTAAGCCCCCCACATATACGGGGTAGGCAGAATCCTTGGGCCTTATTATTTTGTTAGGACGTGAGAATATATGTCAAAGACAGCTATTCTGATTGATGGTGGGTTTTATAGAAAGCGCGCAAAACATTTATGGGGTGAAAAAACTGCCGAAGAACGCGCAAAAGAATTGGAAGCGTACTGCAAAGCTCATTTACATCGCAAGGACAGCGGTACGGAACGCCAGTTGTATAGAATATTTTATTACGACTGTTCACCTGTTGGGCGCCGAAGCGTGTACCACCCACTCACCAAGAAGAATGTTGATTTAGATAAATCGGATACATACACTTGGACTACAATTTTCCTTGAAGAGTTGAAGCGCCGGCGGAAATTTGCACTTAGGCTTGGAGAATTATCAGAACAAATGCACTACAATCTGCGACCGGATGTCACAAGAAAACTTTTGGCTGGGAAGATTAGCTTGGAAGACTTAACCGAAAACGACTTTGTATTTGTCGCCCAGCAAAAGGGTGTAGATATGCGAATCGGGATTGATATCGCTTCCATGACTTACAAGCAGCAGGTGAACCAAATTATTCTGGTCGCCGGGGACAGTGATTTTGTTCCCGCTGCTAAAATGGCCCGTCGCGAAGGAATCGACTTTATTCTTGATCCGATGTGGGCCGACATACGGCCAAATCTGTTTGAACATATTGACGGACTTTACTCGATGTGGAAAAAGAAACCCGACGATAAATAAAATAACCGCTCCCGGTGCTGGCACACCAGGAGCGACGGGAAGGCGTAGACCACAGAGCGGCGGCTACCCTTCTATTATCGGAATAGGAGGATTTTGTCAATGTCCACGTTCCCCGACGACGCGACGTGCAAGAGCATTCGTGCAGCGCTGTACGTCCGGGTCTCGACCGAAGAGCAGAAAGTACATGGCCTGTCCATTGAGTCCCAGACGGAGGCACTGGACGAGTGGGCGAAGACGCACAGCGTGAAGGTAGTCGGCCATTACAATGACGCCGGGATATCGGCCCGCAGGAGGTACACAAAACGGCCTGAGCTGCTCCGGCTGCTAGAGGATGTAAAAGCGGGGAAAATCGACCTTATCGTCTTCACGAAACTGGACCGGTGGTTCCGCAATATCGCCGAGTATTACAAGGTGCAGGAAATTCTGGAGGCGAATCACGTCAACTGGAAGACCATACATGAGGACTATGATACCTCCACCGCGTCAGGTCGGCTAAAGATCAACATCATGCTCTCTGTGGCGCAGGACGAGGCAGACCGGACGAGCGAGCGCATTAAGGCCGTGTTCGACGCGAAGAAGAAAAACGGGGAACCTGTGACGGGCCACGTCCCAACCGGCTACCTCCTGGATGGCAAAAAGATCGTTTTTGACCCCGAATGGCAGGAAGCGGTAACCGCCTTCTTCTCCGAATATCTTGCCAGCGGCAGTCCGTCGCAGGCCAGAAAGGCGGCGCTAGCCCGCTCCGGCAAGGTCATATCGTACCAACTCGCTACCCTCATGCTGAAGAACCAGGCGTACAGCGGCAGTTTTCACGGCGTTCCCGGAATGTGCCCACAATATATTTCTGAGGCGCAGTTCGCCCGCGTCCAGCAGCTTAGACAGTCGAATCCAAAGGCCGCGCCAACAGGGCGGACCTACCTTTTCAGCGGGCTTATCTTCTGCGGAGAGTGCGGCCGCAGGCTGTCCGGTGCCTGCCGGAAAGTCTCCAGAAACGACGGAAGCATATACGAGTTCAAATATTACATCTGTCAAAACCACTACGTTCGAAGCGGGTGCCCGAATAATTCCTGTACCAGAGAGCGTTACATTGAGGAAGAGCTCCTCAAGCTGCTCCCGGCAGAGGTAGACCAAGCAATCGTTGATACGTCCGGCGCCCGTCTCTTATCGAAGCAGGGGAACGCAGACCTTTCTAAAATGAAGCGCAGGATGGCACGTCTCCAGGAGCTGTACCTAAATGAACTGATTGATTTGGCGGCGTACAGCAAAGAATACAACGAGATAAAAGGCCGCATGCAGGCCGCTGAGGCGGCTAAGGCAGCAGAATCCAGAGAGGCGGATCTCCGAATGCTTTCAGGTCTGGACTGGGCAGCGCTGTACAGTACTATGAACGGTCACGAACAGAGGGAGCTATGGCGTTCTCTTTTGAGCAAGGTCTTTGTCAGCAAGGACAAGGCCATATCGGTTGAATTGAATCCAGATATAGGTGGTGCTCTAATTCATGTTAAGTAATCGATGTAATCCGGACGGATCACATTATTTACTTAACAAAGCCGCCTGATTTATTCCATGAGAAAGCCCCCCAAGGTGGCGGGGGCTTTTCATTCCTTAGGGGAGTCTATCGACAATAGCATCCAAGAGATGTGCTGGGGAAAGTTGATACGAATTAAAGTCCCGAACCATATTCAGTACGAAGTCGGCATCCACCGAGATATCATGCACGATACTCACCAGTGAATATCCAGACTTTGTATTTCTGCATACCATCATTCCATAGGTATACGGGTACTGCGCATCAGTTCCCTGTTCTAAAACAGCAAAATAGCTTACTTTTCCAATCAGCCCACTTGTTTCGGATGGCTCTGCTATCAAATCAGCCAAACTGAGAGACATCCCTTCTTCAATTCTTCCTAGCGTCTCCAATGTAATATTCGCTTGTGCCCGCTCTATTTTCCCCATGGTCTTCTCGCTGATTCCACAGAGTTCGGCGGCCTGCTCTTGCGAATAACCTCTTTTTATTCTGGCGAGCCTGAGATTATTTCCAAGAAGTGAAATATCCATTTTATCATTCCTCCCTGAAAATATAATAATTGGTAAAATTATCAATTTCAAGGGAATATAGTTCTTTTTTGTAATACTGGCCCGATAAGATGTCAAAATAAAACCCGCCACCATGACCGGCAGCGGGTTTTTGGGTATATTCAGCTCTTCCTCAGCTTTCGTAGTTTCTCTTCTACCAGTGCTTTATTGTACTGGATGATCGTTTTTCCTACCTCAAAATCAGTAAACATGGCCTGTCTCTGTTTATCCGTCAGTCCCTGGATGGAATATACGGCCTCCATAACGAGCAGTCCTCTGCTGTTCGTAATGGTCTCCCCGTTCTGATCTTTCAGCGATTGGATGTCTCGCTGCACCTCATAAGCGTAGAGGTAAGTTTCAATCGGGACTCCGGTTCGTTTGGTGGTGCTGATTGCCCTTTTGATCCATCCATCGGGCTGATATTCGGACACATTTGTTTTTCCTATGGCATTAGCATAGTCGTATGCATCCTGTATCAGTCTTACCTTGTCCCCATCGCTCAGGCCTGTATACCATCTTGCGTTTGTAATCTTACACAGTATCTGATAGGATGTCTGCCCCTTTGCCGTGGCGTATGTCACATATTCCTCCGCCGTCAGCTCCCTGCGCTTACCGTTTACTGTGAAATATTTGTCGGCACGGGCGGGGAATACGCCACTATCTCCTGTGGCCTCGTAGAGTCTCAGCAGTTCCTCCTCCATTTGGCTCGTCTCAATCTGAGCGGTATAGGCCGGATTTAAAAAGTTGTCCACCGCCCGTTTGCCCGCACTGCCTGTATCCTCGGTACGCCCCCATGCGTCAATGTAGGGGATCTGCTGATAATCCCAGCCGGGCAGCCTCCCGCTGATCCGCCCCAAGGTATACTGGGCGTCCCGGGTCAAAAACGCATTCTTTTCCGTGTAGGTAGTCATCCGCTCCTCCTGTCCGGTCCGCTCGAATTGACCGAGGAGCGTGGGGACTCCCTGTGTCAGATAGCTTGTGGCAGCGCTGGCCAAGGCGGAAAAGAGGCCGTCCATTCCCTCGGAGGTGGCGTACCCCACCGCGTCAAACACGTCGTTCAGGCTCTGGAGACAGGACATCTCCAGCAATGGCTCCGTTACATTACCGGTTGCTTTCAAAATGGCGGACAGGGTAATGGGTTCCCTCTCCCCCTGTGTCTGTTCCCAAAGGTTTACGCCCACGAAGAAGGGCAGCGCTTCCGGTGCCAGCCAGTCCAGCGTCACGCTGGTGCCGTCCGGAAGCTCCAGCGCATAGGTCTGATGCCCCTGTAATTCCTCAAACTTTTTCTTCTCTTCGTCTTCACCGCCGGCCCCCCGCACAAGTGCCTGAGCCGCGCAGTACATCCCAAAAGCGAGCAGCCCCGTACCGGTCATTCCAGCAGAGATGCGGTCGATGGCCTCGGCGCCGCTCAGCTCGCCCTGCTTCACCTGGTGCAGGTCATAGGTCAGGCCCTTCAAAAGTCCGGCGGGACTGTACTCCAGTCCCCGGGCCAATATGTTGGCCGGCGTCTTGCGGAAGGGCAGTATTCCTTCCATGGCAGTGCTCACGCCTTTTCCCACCGCGTTTTTCCCACTATAGCGCCCCAGATCGCTGATGGTCTGCGACAGGGCATTGGTGTCCCGGTAGGTGGCCTTTTGGGCCTCTTTGATCGCATAGGCCCTGGCCTTGTCCATCCCCTTCCCTGTGGCGATCTGCTCCGCCGTGATGTGGTTGGCCTTGCAGTACTGGGCCAGCGCATAGGCGTAGTGGGGGTGTGAGAACCAGGCATCCTCCGCATCCAGAGCCCTGCTGTTGGCTCTCCTGACCGCCTCCAGGGACTTGCTCTTAAAGATGCGCCGCCCCTCCTCGATGTACTGGTTGGCGTTGGCAAAGTCGCTGTATTTGCCTGCCCCCAGGGCGGCCTCCTTCACGTTGGCGTAGTCGCCCCATGCGGCCGCAAGCAGGTCCCGGTCCGCCCTGCCCAATCCCACCGCCCCTTTTGTCCGGTTCAGTCTCCCGCCGGATACCCGTTCTACCGCAACCTCAATGGCTGTTGCAGTCATATCCTTGGCTGCGACCACCGGAGCAAAGAAGGCGTTGCCTACAATATTTCTTACGTGTGTCCTGGGGTTTGCCAGCATGGCCAGATACCGCCAGGCGTTCCACTTGTCCACAAATCGGGAGGGCATCTGTCTGCCGATATCCCGGAACAGCTCCCGGGCAGCCTCGTCCCGCGCTTTCTGGTCCTCCGCCAGGAGCATCGCCTGTGCAAGATCCGGGTCGATCTTCAGGTCCGGGGCGTCCTTACCATACTCTTTCTTCAGCTCCTCCTGGAGGTTTTGCACGCTCCGCTGGACGCCGTAAAGCTGGCCCTCCGGGGACATCTTTTTGAGAATGCGGGTGGCCTGCACCGCCTGGGCGGCGTTTCGTTGATGTCCCACCATTTTTGTGAGCACCGTCATAGCTGACTGAATGTCTCCGGCATTGGCCGCCGCGTTGTACAGAGCCCAGCCCATGGCCGTGTTCGCCTTGGACACCTCGCCTTTCCCCACTGCATCCGACCAGTCCGCCAAGGCGGTGGCGTATCCCTTGTCCTGGATTGCGCTCTCCGCCTCCGCGATGGCCCTTTTATCTGAGTGGACCTCATAGGAAAATTCTCCTCGAGCGACCAATTCCTTGATGCTGGGAACCGTTTCCTCTGGAGTGGCTTTTGCCTCCAGTACAGTCCGTGCAGTCAGGGAGACCTTTTGGTCCTTTTCTGTCATTTGTGGCACCTGAATGTGGCGTGCCGGCCGCTCTCCCTGTTTTATCTCACCGTATTCTCCAATCATCCCCCGGTATGTCTCATCCACGATCTGTGCAATTTCCTCTTTGACCTGTGCATCGCTCATTCCCTCACGTTCTGCACGGTCGGAGAGTGCCTGCACCGCCGCGTACATCTCTCGTGAGCCCATCAGGGAGTGACGGATATCCGGGTCTGTGGTATCAAAGGTCCCGGCGTTATCCTCCGCAGCTTTAATCTGCTCCGGCTCAAACACGACAAATACATCGGACATTTCCCGGAACTTTTTGCTTCCAAAGGTGTCATACACATTTTTGAACACCACGCCGTCCTTTCCGGTTTGGGCCGCTTCCTGAATGATTCTCGTATATCTTTCCGAATTGCCCTGATAGGCATCCCCCTTAAAGTCCACAACAACAGGATTTTTCATGGATAAGAATACCTTCATCAAAACACCGGAAATTCCGCTGGCCCGGTAGTTCTTTACTGCTTTTTCATATTTCTCCCTCACCTTCTTAAACAGATCGTCAGCCTCCGGAACCACTCCCAGTAGTTCTTCCATGCGGTCAAACTCATCTCTCAGTTTCAATATTTCATAGGGAAAGGTATTCTCGGCATATCCACTCGCTACCTTTGCGCTGCTGGAGAAAAAGAATCCCATCCGCGCATCTTCTGTCTTTGTAAAGGCTCCTCGTTTTTTCTTGTCAAAGATATGTATCTCTTCCGCCGTCCCGTGGTATACAGCTCTGGGGCTTCCATCTTCCTGGTAGAGCTCGGGGGTGTTGCCATCATAAAATCGCTTGAAGTAAGGGCTCTGTGTCCCCATCTCTCTCCACAGTTGTGCCGCCTCGGCCCGCTCCTCAGCTGTGAATGCTCCTGCATGTTCCGCCCCTTCTACGGAGTACTCCTCCCCGTCCAAGGCCATCAGAGAATATTTGGTGTTGCTATTTTGGCCGCTGGAGGGTGTACTGGAAGTAGGACCGTAGGTGGTTGGAGAGAACGGCAATCGGAGCGTATTATCGCGCAGCCACTGATCGGTTCTTTTTTTAACATCCTGACCGGTCCGGACCAGTGCCGCCTCCAGTGCCTGGGCCATACTGTCCAGGTTTTTCTCCAGATCACGAAGGCCCGCTCTTTCCTCTTGCGTCAGGGGAGGCTGTTCTCTGCCCCTCTGATGATCCAGTGCGGCGCGCACCTTCTCCAGCAGCTCATGCACCGCGTCCATCAGCCTCTCTGCCGCCGTACGGTGCTCCATGACGAACTGCTCCAGCATGGCGCTGTCACCCAGAACTTGCCCAAAGGCATCCGCAACCAGTTCTTCGGTCAGATAGTCTATGTTTTGCGTATCATGTAGCTTGCCCAATGCCCCCAGAGCGATGTCTGCAGTTTGCGCGTTCAAGTTTTTCTGCACAAACTGCGCCAGTTCCGAATAGCTCTCCGGTGATACCTCTCGCATCCGATGGATAATTTCGTGGGTAAATGCTGTGCGCACCGGGTCCTGGGCATCCAGGGCAATGGTGATCCGCCCTCCATTTGGACCGGATTCGTATTTAGCGTTGGCACGCGCGCCGGTTTGGGTGTCCACAATCTCCTCTGCAAACCGCACCTCTACCCCCGCAGTCTTTCCCATTGTATCCAGCACCCGAGCGGTTTTTGCGCTCATATTTGCTTGGCGGTATCTTTGATCTCTCACCAATCCTGCCTTTCTCCCAAAGTATTTCGCCTGCTGGGCCCGGAGCGCATCGTTTTTCCCCGCAGCTTCAGCCGCCAGAGTCAGATGTGCTGGGAGCGTTTCCTCCCGTGTGGACTTCTTCCCGTCCAGCGCTCTGTTATAGATCCTGGCGAAGCCCGCAAACGCATCCTGCAGGCTTATTCTTTCCGCAGTCTCTGCGTCGTAGGCCGCCAAAAAAGCCCGGGAACCGCTTTCTCCCAGAGTAGCGGCGGCCCGCTGCACCAGCCTGTCGGGATAGATTTGCTGTTTTTCCCCGAATACCGCCGGTCCCGCCTGGACAGACTGGGTATTGCCACCAGCGGAGGAATCTGCTATAATGGGGGTAGAAGATGGTGCAGTATCCGTGCTATGTACGCTGGTCGCGTGACGGCCAGCCGTGGATGCTGCGCCATCGTTCTTTTTTATGACCTCTATCGCCTCTGGGGTGAAATGGTACAGGCGGTTCCCGCCTCCTGCCTTTTGGTCCTCCACGCGGACACGCATATCAACCAGATACGGGCTTCCGTCAATATATACCGTAGTCATAAGGTGGTCGTATCCCGCGATTTGCGCCCGCCCGCGCCGGTCGCCTTCGCTGCTGAAATACACGCCATTTTGAGCAATACGCTCCAGTTGTCCCAAAACCGCAATGCTCTCCAGTGGGACCACCCGGTCAGAATAGCTGCCGGCAGACAGCATCTTTTTCAACGAGGGTTTTGTGATTTTAATCACATAAGCATCCCCGTTTCTGGTTACGTTGCTGGCTTCGATGTATGCCGCCGGATTCTTGTCAAGTCCGAGGCGCGCTTCCGTTTGTTCCAGCGCAGTCTTTCGGATATAGTTTCCGGCCTTGGGCATGGTTCCGCCGTTCATATCCGCCACTGTCTGCATAGACAGATTAATGATGGGCACGGTGGGCAGCTCTACATTTTCGGGTCTCGCCGCCCGATACGTTCCCGTCTCCCCCGTGGAGGCGGTTTTTTGCGTCTGTTGAGCCGCAGGGGCATACAAAGCCGTGGTCTGCGAGTTTGCCGCCTCTGGGGCCTCCTGCGCGGGCCGGGCCGGATTCGCGGCGAGGTCCCTTCCGGCGGTCACGTTGTACACCCCGCCGGGTACATTCAGCATACCGAATGTCAGCAGTGAGGCGAGTCCTGTATCCTTCAGCCGGTCAGCCACCTCTCCCGCGCCATATTGCCACTCCCCCGTTTCCATCCTGCTGGCGGCTTGGGCTCCGGCGATGGTCACGCCCTCCTGCGCCATTTCCTGAAGCGTCTCGTTTCCTACGTCCGTGCCGCGCTCTATCAGCTCCCGTGCAATCCTGCGCGCCAGCCCCTGCGTGGCAGTGTTCCCTTTGAGGACTTGGAAGGATTTTACCAGCTCGTCCGCCTGCACATATTCCAACATGGCGTTGCCCACACCCACCGCCGTGGCGACCTTGGATGCGGTGTCCGGAGATATCCCGTTCTCGATCATCTCATTGTAGGCAAATCCCGCCTCGATTTCATAGTTTGAAACGGCGCTGCCCGCTTGCAGCCCCATCATTGCCGCCCCCGGGACCGTGACAAGCTCCTCCGGGGCCAATGCCTGCGGCCCTGCCTGGCCCGCTGCCGCAGCCATGCCCGCATACCCCGTCGCCAGCGCGACAGAGCGTGGATCCGTCCACTGGCGGAGCTGCTGTCCGAGTTGTCCTGCCGCCCCGGACACGGCCTCCTCCAGCCAGCCGTCCGGCAAGAAACGATACTCCTCGCCCGCCAGCTTCTCCGCGTATTTCCGGGCCTCATTCTCTTTGCCCGTCATCGCTTTATAGCTCTCCTGGCCATATACAGAGTTATAGTATCCCTGAGAAAAGCTGCCCAACGTCAGGTCCTTCAGGGACGCATCCCGATATCCGGCGTTCAGCAGAGCCTGCCGTTCGGATTCCTCCGCCGCCTTTTGCTCCTCCCTGAGCGGATCCATCTGCTGATAAAGCGCGACAAGCTCCGTATTGAGCCTGCCCAGCTCTTCCCGGCTCCGCCCGGCTTTCCCCTTCTGTGTGAGCTCGCCGATCCTGCGGTTGAGATCATCCGCACGGCCCTGTAGAGTCCCCATATCATACTGGATATCTGCCGCGCTTCTGGCTGTAGCGGTGCTTTCCCTCTCATCTCCCTGCACCGCACGCACCGGGCGCTCCTCCTGCGTGAGCCCCAGCCTCCTGGTCGCCGCAGTGCTGCGCCTTCTCGCAAAATAGGAATCGGTAAAGGCGTCCGTACCCGCTCCGACTGCCGCCATTTTGGCCGGCGCGGCGCTTTGTGTCTGGCTCAATTTCGCCTTAGGCGCACTTTTGTTCTGGGCGTCGTTCTCCTTTTTTCTGCGTGAGAGATAGGCCGCGGTAAAGTTGTCAGAAGCCAAGAGCAGTCCCTCCGATCATGCCCGTTCTGTTTCGCGTCTTCCGGAATTTGATCTTCCCGTTCTCTTCGTAGCTCTCGATTTCCCCGGCATCCTCCAGGTCGGCCAGCCGGTCGGCGCTGATCGCGCCGTATCCGAGCGCAAGCACAGAGTCCATATCCACTACAGCAGCATTTTCATTCTCCGCCGTGCCTGCTCCGTAGAACTGCTCATAAGCGCCCTCTCCCATATAGTAGTCATAGGCGTAACGGACCGCGTCCGTCACCGCGCCGTTCTCTATGGCCTTCTCTGCCTGCGCCAGCGTCATGCTCGGCTTGTCCTTCCCGCCGGTACTGTTCCCGCCGCTGCCGCTGCTGCTCCCCCCGGAACGCCGGGCCAGCATCTCAGCAGCCATCTCCCGGTCGTAGGCGCTTTTGAGGCTTGCAATCTCCTCGTCTGTGTAGCCCAGGGCCTTATACCCGGAGAAGTTCCCTCCCGCCGCCAGCGTCTGGCCCTTGGCAAGGGCCTGGTCGTACGCCGTCTCGTTTGCGTAGCGCTCCTTCTCCCACGCCGTGTCCGACCGGCTGTCGGCGTACTCCCGGTCATACCGCTGGTCGCTGCGCTGATCCCGCCCCACCTGGTAGTTCCACTCCTGGGCGTATCTCTGATCGGCCACCTGGTCCCGGTTCAGCCCGTAGGCGAAGCTCCGGTCCGTATTGTACTGGCCCAGCCGGTCCTGATACCGCCCATAGTCGCCGCTCTCCATGCCTTGCAGCATCGCCAGGTCAGAGCGCAGCCGGTCCCCCTCGTCCATATACATGGAATAGGCAAGCTGGTAGAGCTCCGGGATCTTGTCTGCGAGCTGGGCCATGTAGTAGTTGTTGGCCTGCGCCGCCGCGGTCGTGGCGTAGGAGCTGGCGAGGCCCCCTGTCCGGGCCGATACCTCCCCCAGCGCGTCCTGCATGGCCCGCTGCCCCTCCCGCGTGTACTGCTCCTTGTACTGGTCGTACAGTGGGTCTGTCTCCGGGTCGTAGGAGAATGCCTCCCGGTTCAGAATGGCCGACGTCAGCTCGTCAATCTGGTTCTGATACCTGCTGGTATAAGACGGCGCGCTCTCGTAGGAGAACGCCGCCTGCTTTGTTCCGCTGCCGGTGGGCAGGTACTGGGACCCGTCCGCCCCGCCGGAATAGCCGTACTTGCTCCGGATGCTCTCCGCCTGCTGGTGGGCCGCGTCCATCCCCTCCTGATCCCCCGCCTTGTTTGCGCTCTGCCAGGACGACTGCGCCGCCTCCAGCGCCGCCTGGCTCAGCTCGTCCATGCCGGAGAGGCCTGCATAGTTGTTCCCGCTGCTGTCCAGCGCATGGTATTTGCCCCCGGAGGCAGATTCTTCCTCTTTTCGTTTCCAATTGGTAGGATACGCCATCTTTGACCCCTCTTTCTTATGCCCGCTCCAGGTCCCTCACCTGGTCCTCCAGGTCTTCGATCCCGCTTTCCGTCGTGCTCACTCTTTTTGTCAGCGCCGCCATAGCTGTCTCCATCGTGCTCACGCGTTCCGTCAGGGCCGCCAGCGCCTGCCGTTCCACTTCCAATGCAGTGGATAGGGCCTCCAGAGATGCCTGCTGGGCCGCCCCGTCCTCCCCCCTGGCCTCCAGCCCGGCGGACAACTGCCCCAGCTGATAATCTGTGGTCTCCTGGAGGTAGTTCAGGAAGGCCGCCAGCTCACTGGATACGCCCCGCTCCGCCGCGCCCAGGCGCTTGGTGTAAACGTTCATCTGCCTTTCCCCCTCGTCGTCGCAAAGTCTGCTCTGCTCATCCCGACCTTACGGTCAGGCTTCGCCGCGCTCCCTTGCTCCTCCTCTCCGGGGCAAACCCATTTCTCTGGGCTTTGCCCCGGTTTCCATGCCGTCTTATTCTCCCTATGCGCCTATCCTCGCGCTTCTCCCACATCGAAGCTCCGCTCCAAGGTCCTCACGATGCACACACCCTCGCCGGAAAGCCGGAGCTCCATCCTGTCGCAGCGTGTGGGCCGCAGAGGCACTGCGAACACCCTACGGCGTCCCGCCGGCGAGAGCCAGACCTGCCGCCATTGCCCGCCGTCGGTTCTAGTCTCCACCCGTACCCAGGCCCCTTCTTCCAGCTCCAGGCGCAGCGTCAGGCGGGTATACCGCTTCTTCCCCAGCGCCTGCTCGGTAAGCGGGTTGAGCCGGGCGCTCCACACCCCGGAGAAGTCCCCCTCTCCGCAGAGAAACACCGTGTCTCCCGCCAGGTAGTGCGCCTTTCCATCCACCGTGGCGAACTGTATGGCGTGGGTCTCGTCCTCCCGCAGCCACACACCGCTCTGGATATCATAGGAAAAGAAGCCCCAGTTTCCCTCCTCATCCATCATGGAGAGATAATACCGCGCCCCGTCGCTGCCCCCCGCCGCCTGCGCAAAGCGCCGGTTCCCAAAGCACTCGGAAATACATACCGGCGTCCCGCCGGTATAGGCGAATACCCCCGTCACGCCTTTGTAGTACAGCACTTCGTTGACCGTGCACAGGGACCTGTGGCTGCCCTTCTGCACGCCCCAGAAGCGCAGCGTATTCATCTGGTAGTTTTTAGGGCTTGTGCCCAACAGCTTGTGCACGCAGTTTTCCTTGAAAAACAGCGCCCCGGAAGAATAGCCGATGCACCCGGTAAAGGGCCCCTCCGTCCCGACAGCCACGGCGTAGCCGTCGGTGGACAGCCCGTCATAGACGTAGAAATTCCCAGGGTCCCCCAGAGCCGAGGCATAAATGGTCGTCCCACAGCAGCCCCACAGGCGGTTGTCCACTTCACAGATATACTCCAGATCCGGCACAGGCCGCTTTACCGTCACCGTCCCCGCCTCGCTGCCGGAGGAAAAAATGCCGCTGTCAAACGTGAGCGTGGTGTCGGACACCTCGCGGATGACCGCGGACTTGTTGTTCCCTTTCAGCGTCGTGCATCCGGTGATCTCTATGCCGTCCCCCTTTTTGAATACCGCGGTGAACAGCACGTTGCTGCTGGCCCCATCGTAGAGCTGGGCCGTCACCTCCCAGTACTCCGCGTTTTCTCCCGCCTCGTAGCTGGTGGCCGTGATGACCCCGTATACGCCATTCTGGTTCTCCGGCTCGTATGGATCCGTGGAGAACTGGAGCGGCAGATAGTAGTTTCCATACTCGTTCACACTGGGGATGATGTACTTCCCCTTCAGCTTGTCCGGCGCGTTCTCGCCGGCAATGGCCGTTCCCTGCGCCTCCTGAGCCGTCCCCTTCACCCAGGCCCCGTTTTGCCAGACAGGGGCGCTGTCATAGTACCGCAGCTTGATCCGGTAGGGGGAGGAGTAGTTCCGGCCGTAACGTTCCGTCACCTCGTCCATCTTTGGGTTTGGGCTGAACTGCAAGGTATTTTCCGTAAAGACGGCGGAGTGCTCCAAAGCGGTGAGAGACGCCTCCAGCTCCCCAAATTCCCTGCTCTCCAGGTCAAAGTACCGCTTATCAGGGAAAATGCACAGTTTGGTATTGACCACGGACATCTCCTTGGCCCCCGGTATGACCGTACCCACCTTTTCTCCATCGTAGAGAAAGTCCGTCCCGTCCACCACGCACAGCTTTTCCCGCGCGAAGATCGCCGTTGGGTCCAGGTAGGTTCCGTATACCCCACGTCCTCCCCGTTGGCCCAGGGCCGGGTAGCGCCCGGCGGAGAGTCCCCGGCTGTCCGCCAGGGTCCCCTCGTCCGGTTCCTGCCGCCAGTCCAGTCCGCCGAAGACGATGATATCCCGCTCCGTCCTCCCCTTTGTCACCGGCACCTTTGGCAACTGCATAAACCTCACGCCTTTCTGTCACGCGTCCTGCTCCCGGGCGCTCCGCGCTGTCACGCTCCGAAGCCTCCGCCGCGCTCGGCTGCTCGTCCCTCCGCGAAAAACACCTTGCGCTTCGCGCAACTGCTTTTTCGTCTGCGGGCCTCACTGCCTCCCTGCTCCGGCTTCTCCGCGTTTCTCATCACATCAGATTTTTATAGTACCCGTCGCGCTGCGGCATATGGCCTCTCCGATAAGCCCGCTTCCACTCCCCTATGGCGGCCTCCGCCATAGCCTGAGAATTGGCGTACTGGTCCCACTCGCGGTTGTGAAAGTCCATCATGGCGCAGAGATACAGGTCGTAAAGATTGTCGTATGTAGCCGGGACCATCAGGGGCTTGTCTCCGTCCTCCGGCCAGGACTCCGGCGGTTTCTCCCCCTGCTCTTCCATCACTTCACGGTAGAGTTTCCCGTCCAGTTCTATGAGCCATCTGGCCTTCTCCTCTTCCTCCCAGGCGTTCTCCACCGCCCGGTCCACCCGTTCGATCACTTCCCGGATACTTGCCATATCGTCTCGTCCTCGCTTTCTCCGTATCGTTCGCCCCGCCCTTTCGGGCGGGGCTCATTCACTCCGAAGCTCGTCCTCTCCCCAGCAAGGGCGCGCGCCCTTGCTGGGGCCCCTTTTCTGCTCAACTTATCATCTGCGCCGCGATGAACCCCAGCGCCCCGGAGACGGCCAGCCAAATGAGCTTGTCCACGATACCGTCCCAGCGCTTGGCGGGCTTCTCGGTGAGGGCCTTCACGTCGGTCTTGATCTCCTTCACGTCGGTCTCCACCGTCTTCTGCCGTGTCGCCAACACCTCCACGGATGACACCAGTTTGTCCAGGTTGTCCTGTCGCTCCTCCACCTTGTCCAGCCGGTGGGTGTTCGATTTGCTCCGCTGCTCGATTTCGGCCACCTTGACCGCGATGTCCTCCGCCATGGCTTACTCCTCCCTGGCCCTGATTTCGTCCTTCAGGGCGTCCCCCGCAAGGGCGGCCTGTGTAAAGCTGTTGTTCTTCCACCACGCCGCCAGGGAGGCGGCGATGGTCCAGCCGGTGGCGATGAGGGTGTTGACGTCCTCGTCCGCGATGGGGATGGTCTGGACGCCCAGCATGCTCAGCACCTGGTTGACCAGGGCCAGCAGCAGTACAACGGTCCGGGCAATCGTGCCCGCGCTGATCTTGTTGGTCATGATAAGTACTCCTCTCCTAGTTTGCCGCGGCCAGCTTTTGCAGCAGGTCCGCGCCGTATCGGTACGCCTCCAGGTAGTCCATGGTCTCCTCGGCCAGCCCGAAGCGCGCCTGTACC